TCGTGTCGAGTCTGAGCGGATGCGCGCAACGGCAGCAGCCGTGCTTAAAAACACAACTGCCGACCCCTCCATCACGTGCAATGATGCCTCTGCCGACGCAGAGCTTTGGGACGCGGTTGGAACAATCGTTGTTCCACTGATCGAGGAAGCCGACCAGATGCTGATCGGTTTCCGCGAGTGCCAGGCTTATGTCAGGGCCGTTGCTGAGTGATCGTGGGACGGCTTCGCTGCGCCGCCTTAACTCATGCGTTATGCACCAAACATAGCTAGCTGAGCAGTAGCCTGCTCAAACCGCTGTTTTGCTGCGTTAAAGTAATCTGTGTCCAACTCACACCCTACAAAATCAAAGCCGCCATAATGCGCTGCAATCGCGCTAGAGCCGCTTCCAAGGTGCGTGTCTAGTATCCGGTCGCCTTGCTTTGCGTAGTTGGCTAAAAGCCATTCGTATAGCTTTACGGGCTTTTGGGTGGGGTGCGTTTTAGCATCATACCCAGCCGAAAAGTGGTGCATTCTGAACATTCGCACACTGCTTTCAAAGCTCGCCCAAGCAAGTTCTGCATCTGCCATTGGGTTTGTGCCGTTCATTTTGTCCCATACACAAAAACACCTTGTCGCGCCCAAGTAGTCAAGGAAATAATTTCCACCCCATATAATCTGGTGCTTGCTAACTCGCTTTAATTCCAAAAAATATTGGGCATCTGGTATTGCATTATCCCAATGGCTACCCGTTATTCCGTTACTACCTTTCATCATGCTCGAAGCTGATGCAACCGTCTTTTCCATTTGCTGAACAATCCCAATCCCATAAGGCGGATCAACAATAGCCAAATCAAAAGCCTTATCAGGCAATCCACGCATGTATTCCATGCAATCAATGTTCAGTAGTTCAATGGTCATAATCAATCCTGTTTATTGGCACCTAACAATTCAATCAAGCGGACGGCTTCGCTGCGCTTACGCATCATTTCTTGTTTGGTCATAACCACCTCTCCCGATACTTCTTAATAGTCGCCGGACAGCACCCAGTCTGCCGGCAGTTCTCTGCTATCGACTCACCAGCCAGACGCTCGATGATCTGCGCTAGGCTCATCCCCGTTTCTTCTTTCGTTCGGCGTATGGCGATGTGATCGCCCATCACCATCCGTACCGCTTTGTTTACGTCACCGTGGGCGCGACGTTCGGCCCACGGCATCAGGTAGCGCGGGTTCATGCGAACAGGTCGTCCTGAGTCTGGCCAGCAACATCATCAAAACGTGTGGCGGCATGTTCCAGGTTGATGATCGCTTGCTTGTAGTAGCTGTCCTTTAGCTCGATGCCGATTGCCTTACGGCCAAGCGATACCGGGCTAAAAACCTCGGAGCCAACGCCCATAAACGGAGTCAACACAACCTCTCCCGGATTGCTGTACAGCTCAACCAGACGGTCAATTACATCAAGCTGCAACGGATGGACGTGCTTTTCATCATCCTCTTCGCGGCTGTCGCGGAACGGAAGCACGTTATCAATCCGAATGTCATCCCATACGCTTGATGCGTACCGCTGCCAGATGTAGTGCGACAGCTTGTTTGACTTCGGATCATCGTGATCCTGATACATTTCATTCAGGCGCGACCACAACTCATCAGCTCCAATGTCTGACTCGTTGGCGTTGTTCCATGCCTGCAAAATGTTTGGCAGGATTGGAGTCTCGCCAAAGTATTTCTTCAGCCCGCATGGGTGAGTAACCGGAACTGTATTCTCTCCGTTCTTCGTGAGAATCAGCACATAGTCAGGCATGGCCGTGAAGCATTGAGTGGAGTCCTCGACGATAAGCTTGTGCATCAGGCTCTTAACCATCGTGCGCATACGTACCTTCAGCGGCTCTTTCCAGATGGTAATACGGTTGCGGTACTGGAAGCCGTACTTCTCATGGATGCGGATGATTTCATGCGGGAAGTCCCACAGACGGCATGAGTTGTCAAACACGTCTGTGCAGTGAACCGCTGTAATACGGCCAGGCTTCGTTACGCGGGCGATTTCAGCAACCAGGAACTCATACTGTTCCAGAAACTGCTCTTTATTCTCACAGTTCGAGAAGTCGCGCTCGCTGCTGCTGTAGTTGTACAGGCCAGCGAACGGCGGCGAGTAGATTGTCAGGTCTACGGATTCGGATGGAAGAGTCGGCAGGACTTCCATGCAGTCGCTGTTGTAGATGGCGTACTGGCTTGTGACTACTTGATCTTTTGCGCTCATTTCAGAAACTCCGGGATGATTACGGACTGGTTAAATTCTTTTGTCTTTATCGAAAAGTCACGGTTAGCATTGGCTACCAGGTTCTCATAAAGCTCTATCGCCTTTTGTGTTTTTTGTTCTAGCGCCTCAAGTACGCGCTCTTGTCCTTCGCTGATAACCATGTCGCATACAACCTCATCCGTCTGGCCGAAACGCCAGAAGCGACGAATGGCCTGATAGAATTGCTCATAGCTCCACGTTGGGAAATACACAGTATGGTTACAGTGCTGCCAGTTCAAACCCATGCTAGTCATCTTAGCCTTTGTAATCAGGCGCGGGATTTCACCTTTAGCGAAGGCGACAAGTAATTCCTCTTTCTTGTCGATGCTCATGCCGCCGATGATTTCAACTGCATCAGTGTCAAGGCTGGCCAGAAGTGCAGACTCTTCGTTCAGGTTACACCAGTAGACCGATGTTTTCCCGCTCGCCAACTCGACCGCCTTGTTGCACCGCTCTTTTACAGTAAGCTTCTGCTCTTCGCGAACTTCGGTCATTGTCTTGGCAGGCATGGCTATCAGCGATTGCTGGCCATTGATGCACCATGTCTCCGAGTTGTGAACCATGTGCTTAACCGTGTGCAGGGCTGGCAGGTCATAACCTTCGTTAGAGAATCCAAGGTCAGACGGTCGCTTTACCATGACTGCCCACTGATTTACCCATGCGAAAAAGTCACGCTCTGCATGTGGCTTCAGGTAGAACTTCTCACCGATGTTCCGGTTGTTGCTGTCTACGCTGTTCTGGTTAGACTTGAAGAACTTTGTCAGCATATCCATGTAGCCCATATACCCGAGAGCCTCCGAGCTATTTCCTAGCTCGATGAAGTCGTTAGGCGATGGGGTAGCAGTAGATAGAAAGCGATACGGCACGCGCTTGATAAAGGCGAGGATCTGATCTTTCGTCTTGCCGGCGAAGTTCTTAAGGATTGACGACTCATCCAGCATCACGCACTGGAAGTCATCAGGATTGAACATATGCAACCGTTCATAATTGCATACGACGATCTTTTTCGTGAATGTCCCGTCTTTGCTATGCTCAATATCATCAATGCCGATCTTATCAGCCTCGGCGATGAACTGAAACGCAACGGCCAGCGGAGTCAGAATCAGGACACGACCGTTTGTTTTCATGACGATATTATAGGCGCATGACAACTGGATAAGCGTCTTTCCGAGTCCGGTATCAGCGAACACGCCGATACGGCCCTTGCGTACGGCCTTCTCGATGATGGCCTTCTGGAAGTCAAAAGCGCGATCAGGCATCCATACCGGATCAAAGCCGAATGAGCCTAGCGTGTGCCGCTTTGCCTCCAGCAATTCGATGTAATTCATAAACACCACCCATAAAAAAGCGTCTTAGTGACTGGTCGTGTTGGCTAGAGGCCACAGTCAAAAAGACGCTTTTGTATTGACTCTAGAAAGGGACACGACTCCCGAGCCATGAATCTATCTTATGCGGTATCGGCTGTCAACATCCACCGAAACCACCCAAGTCTCGCGCACGGTTGAGACTCTCCCATCCGTCACTCGTGACCAGCGCCTCTCATCAACCTGTCTGATGCTTCTTGGCATCGCCGGAGGACGGTCAGCGGCAATTGACCACGATGATGTGACTACTGCCACTCCGTCGCGTGCTGTCTTTTCGATCCTTTCGAAGTTAATTATCACGCTCATCAGTTAATGCTCCGCGTCTGGTAATAGCCTTTATAAACAACGCCCGTCAGTGCCGCATTGTGCTGCTTCAGCTTTATTATGGCATCAAGCAGACTAATGCCTGTCGGTAGCTCAAGAATCTCTTTCGATGGTAAAATTATTTTCATTTCAGTTATCTCCCTGGTAGCGCGGTTCTTTTTTCCACTCAATCCTGCGACATATTGCCTGCTCGAGGCGTTCCTGCTCGGCCTCGTCGATCATCGGCAGAATGTCCGGCCCGTCATCGTAGACTTTGCAGGCAGTCAGGTGCAGGCTATAAAAGCCCGTCACCTCATACTCGATGATGCAATCAACGTCGGTTTCTCCGTCAGCGCAGACGGGGATGTAGGCTTTGTCGGTCATTTCGTTTTCCCTTTTGCTTTGGCGATGGCGTCTTCCGCCATAATTCTGGCTTGATATAAATTAGCCTCAGCAGGGCAAGGCTCAAGAGCGGTGTGCCGGTATTTTTTATCATGGTGTAGGCTCTCGCATGATGGCCGTGCGGAATACTTCATAAGCAGCTCCAAAGCCTCCAGCAACTCAGGCGCGGCGGCGAGTAAGTGTGCGTCTGGGCTATCGTGGTCAACATAAATCGCGGCAATCATTATGTAGCCGCTACAAATCTCATGCGTAAGCATCCCATGATCCACATTAAGCACCTCAAATGGGCTTTTTTCAATAATCCAAGGCCCCGGCGTATGCTTATTCATACCATCGGCCCCCAGTAAGCCAGCACAACGGAACCGATCAGGCATCCGATTGCGATGCCTATCACAACGAGGCGCTCGATGCGCTTCTGTTCGGCGAATGATATTTCTACGTCTGCGTGTGTCATTTCAAAAGCTCCTCTTCTGCATTGTCCAGCGCATCCATAAAACGTGCATGGCACATCAGGCCCTCGATTGAGGCGCACATCAACCGAGCATCGAGATCGGCGCGGGAATCAAGCCATTTCATCATATGCTCTCGCAGTATGGCCATAGACATGGTTCCTGACTTGCTGGTGACGATGTGCAAGCCTTCCTCAAGATCATCGCCGGTAAGGGCGCGCTGGCACATCTCTT